AACTTAGGCATGTCCGGAAAGACCATTGGTTCATTCCGACGAAACGTAATTACACCGCTTAAACGAATGCTACGTTCACGGCATTACCGTGTAAAGGATCATCGAGCAGACAACATGCTCGAGATAAGATTCAAAGGTGTTGTGAATTATTTCTATGTATTCGGCGGCAAGGACGAAGGCTCACAAGACCTCATCCAAGGTATCACACTGGCCGGCATGTTTTTCGATGAAGTCGCATTGATGCCGCAATCATTTGTCAATCAAGCGACTGCACGTTGTTCGGTTGAAGGCTCAAAGCTGTGGTTCAACTGTAACCCAGAAGGCCCTTATCATTGGTTCAAGGTTGAGTACCTGGAACACTTGAAGCAAAAGCGGATGGTTCATCTTCATTTCACAATGGATGATAACTATTCGCTGTCTGAAACGGTTAAAGAACGGTATAAGCGACTTTATACCGGAGTCTTTTACAAACGGTTTATTCTCGGCTTGTGGGTGCTCGCAGAAGGCTTAATCTATGACATGTTCGACCGTGAAAAGCATGTTGTTCCAGTCGAGGATCGGCGCTACACGCAATTCTATGTATCATGTGACTACGGCATGCAAAACCCTATGACATTCGGTTTGTGGGGCTACTGTAGCGGTGTATGGTACAAGGTTAAGGAATACTATTATAACGGTCGCAAAGAAGTACGGCAGAAAACCAACAGCCAGTATTTGAACGACTTTAAGAAGTTTGTTGGCGATCGGCGGTTGCGTGGCGTGATTATTGATCCATCAGCGACGAGTTTCATAGAAGAATTGAAGCGAGCCGGTTATTATGTCATTAAAGCCAAAAACGAAGTGTTGCCAGGCATTGAAAACATGTCGGTGGCGCTTAACAATTGTTTAATCAAATACAATGATTGCTGTGAGAATACTTTTACCGAGTTCGCTTCATATCTTTGGGATGAGAAAGCAGCTGACCGTGGCGAGGACAAGCCTATGAAGCAATTTGATCACGCGCTAGACAGTGATCGTTACTTTGTTCAGACGGTTCTATTCGCGCCTAAAGCGGGCATCAGCAGCAGATCAGGATGGTGATAGCATGAAAGTCAGTTGTGATGAGTGCCACAAAAATTTTGAGATTAAGCACAAGACGCGGAAGATTGATAAGTTCATTGTTGGCTACTTCCGTTGCCCGCATTGCAAGCATGAGTATGTGGCTTATGTAATGGATAAGGAAGTTAAGAAGATGCAGGAGCGGCGAAAGTCGCTGCTGTTTCAGATTCAAAAGGCGTACAAACAAAAGCCAGTGGACTTAAGCAAAGTTCAGCCGCTCGAAGAAGAGTATCAGCAGCTGGACGGTAAATATATTGAAAACATCGCCGGGCAACATATCAAGCTACCTGGGTTGATCGCCAATCGAATGGATGAACTGAAAAAGGAATATCTCGAAAAGTACGGCGCCGAATAAGGTGTATTTATTATTCGCCACGAACCAGGATGGTGATTTTATTATGGAAATGGTATTATTAGTCAAAAAAGTAGGGAACTTATAGATGGATGCTGAACAGCAAGAAGACAGAAAAAAAGTCGGAAACAAGATTTAATAGAACAGAAGCATTTTTTGCAGTATAAAATGTCTAGGGCTATTAGAAGGAATAAATTAACTATTATAATATTTATTAGTTACAGCTTAATGTTAATTACATTCCCGTTTGTATTCAGCCGATCTTCTAGTGACCCAGTGGCTTCAAATTTGGCTCGAAATAGTAGCTTTATGATGATTACGTCAATAACTATGGGAGTAATTCTTGGATTAATAACTGTGCTTTGGCTTGTAATGCAGCCGAAAAGTCAGTTTCTTCTTGAATTACAAGAGATAGACAACGAGATTGATCTTCTTGACATTAAAGAATCTTCTCTAGAAGAAAGAGCTGAAAAATTATTTAAGCAGCATCACATTGAATTAAAAAAATATTACGATCAAAATCTGAGGCAAAGTTCTTTACTATTCAAAGTTGGCATTGGCTGTATCTGTGTAGGATTTATAATTGTAGGCATAACAATTTTTTTAATAGCGACGAATATCTCTAAACAAATCCAAACGCAGATTGTTATTGCTGTGGTCGGTGCGATAGGAGCAATATTATCAAATTTTATTGCTGCCATTTATATGAAGATGCATGCAGACACAGAAAAGTCTTTAACACAATTTCACCATCGGTTTGTTAATACGCATCATTATCACTTTGCGAATTTCTTAATTTCAAAAGTTAAAGATTCGGAAAAACGTGAACAAGCCTTGGTTGATTTAGCGTTAAGCATAAGTAAAGAAGGTTTTGATAGAAACGACAAATAATTAGATTTAAATACTAAAGACGCTTATAGCGTCTTTTATTTTCCACGAAAGGAGGTAATCGGATGCCAGCAATCAATTGGACAGAGTGGTCAGAGGGCGTCATTGAGCAGTTTCACGGTCATGTGTGGTTCTATCGCGATCTGTATGAAGGAAAGCACGCCGACCTGTTCCCTCGAGCAAAGAACCTGATCGATAAAGGCGAGATAACCGATCGGATCATGCACGGGCGTCATTTTGCACAGAACGTGCAGACGCCTTACATCATTGCGAACATATCAAAATTGATACCGGAGATACCGGCAATGCTCGTGTCACGTTCTATCGGCAAGATCTCATCCTCAATTCACTCGAGTGAGGAACAGAACACTGCGGCGAATGAAGAAACGGACGATCAGCTGGAAGCACCACACGATGCAGAGAACAGCGAGATTGATGATCTGCAGCAAGAGTTGATCGAGCAGATCGAGAAAAACAGCGGTTTGCAGATGGAGCACTGGTCGAACATCGTTCAGCAACAGGTAGACGGCGGCCTTGTCGGTGTCGTGTGGAATGATGAGCGCGGGCTTAGAATCGAAACCAAGCAGCGGGATGTCTACTTTCCGCACGAGGACGGCTTAGGTGCTGACCTTGCCTATCAGCGGAAGATTGGCGAGGACTTTTATCTGCATATCTATCGTGAACGTGTCGAAGATGGTGGGCTGCTTGCTACGAACATGCTGTACAAGATTGATGAATTGAGCACACATGACGAAAAGAAAGCTGCCGGCGGATTTGATTCGAGCGGCATTGGCAACTACTCACAAGCGATATCTGGGCAGCTTGAGCCGGTGGACGATGAAACAGCAATGGAACTTCTTGAGATGGACGAGTTGGAGACCTTTTACGAAGGTCGCAACCGTCCATTTATTGTGTACTGGCCAAATGATAAGACATTCATGCATCCACTCGGTGTCTCGTGCCTCAAAGGTCAGGAAGGCAAGCAGGATGAGATCAACTGGTCTTTGACACGGAATGCCATTGTCTATGAGCGCAACGGTAAGCCGCGCATTGCGGTCAGCAAAGAGATCATGCAGGCATTGCAGGATAAGGCATTGGATCGCTACGGTGACGAGAGCAAGATTGATCATCGAGACCTAGAGGTCACGACTTTTGATGAAAACGGGAAAGCGTTGGAAGTCATTCAGATCGACATCACAAAGATCGGTGATGTGGCTTGGGTGAAAGACCTTGAGCGGCAAATGCTTGCTGAGACGCAGACCTCCGAAAAGGCTATTGACTTGTTCTCAGAGACCACACAAGCGCAGTCGGGCATTGCCAAGTATTATGATCTGTTCGTGTCTCTGTGCAAGGCTGAGCGGCTGAGAAATGAGTATGTTTACTTTATAAAGCAACTATTTGAGAACTGCTTATGGCTTGCCAATCAAGAGGATTCAGCGGTACAGATTGAGCAGCCTGAAGTTGCATTGAAAGAAATGTTCCCGATCACGAAAACGGAATTGATCACGCAAGGTGTGGCAGCACATACAGGCGGTGGTTCGTCGCTTGAAACGCTTGTGCGGACCATTAACCCAGATTCTTCGGAAGAGTGGATACAAGAGGAAGTTCAGCGCATTGAAGCTGAGAAGCAGAGTGATGATAGCACATCACTGGCACAAGGACGAGCGAACCTGAGCAACTTCATGGATAACCGGGGCACAGATGGTAAGCCGATTGAAGGGGATGAAGAATAATGTCTCCTGACAAGCTGATTGATTACTTCTCATTCGTGGTTTCTGACATTTTGTCTCAAGTCAGTTCGGCAGATGATCTGCAAAGCGATGCGAACGCTCTTGATCTGATCAACTCCATTCTCAAGACGCTTGATCGGCTGAAAGTAACGGTCTCTGATGTCATACCGGAACAGATTCTCAAAACCTATTTTGGTGGTGTAGACGAGGGAACAAAGCGGCTCATTGAAGCAGGGCTTGAGATCAAGAAAGCATCCGCACTGACGAAAGATGGCAAGGTACGGAAAGAGTTTCAGTCGTCGGTGCATCTCGAAGCGGTGCAGAACATTGTAGAGGACACCATGATGGACTTGCAAGCGGCGATTCGAACGGCACAGAAGAGTGCGAAGATGAGTATTGACGGCACTCTGAAAGCTGTCAAGAAGGATATTGCAAATGGCTTAATCGTAGGCGATCCACGCAAGGTTATACAAGCGCGGGTCGCTAAATCATTTTCGGATAATGGGTTGACCTCGTTCGTTACTAGCGATGATAAGCGATTACCGCTGGATTTTTATTCGCAAACAGTCGTTCGAACGAAGATGAGGACAGCGAACACAACCGGGGCGGTAAATCGGTATCTTGAAAATGATGTAAATCTGGTCAAGGTTGACAAACACAGTCCAACTTGCCATGTATGTGCGCCGTACCAAGGAAAAGTTTTCTGTCCGGATGGTAGTGATGAGCGATTTCCAACTGGTCCACTCAGTCCATACCATCCGAACTGTCGCCATGTAGTCGCTCCGTATGTCTCTTACTTTCATTCAGACAGTGAGATTCAATCCGAGTTGAACAAATGGAAAGGTTTCGAATCTGGTAAAGACGTTCGCTCCGCTTCTCAGAAAAAGGCATATGAGAAAGAGCAAGAGATTCGCAGAATTGCGAATCAAGAAAAAAAACAGTTTGCTAGGTGGCAAATGGTGCTGGGCAAGGATGCTCCCAAGACAATAGGCGGATTCAGACGAATGAAACGGCAAAACACAGCCCATTTTCAGGAACTTCAGAGCGAATACCGCAGCATCATGCAGGGGATATCCCGGAAAGGATAAGGTGATCTTTTCATATCTCGTCTGAGTCCGCGATAAGGGTTTGATTGTATAGATTAAGGAGGTTGCAAATTATGAGACACATTGAAAAGGCTCAAAAAAGCAATTATTTACTGGTCCGATTTGCCGCAAATTATCTATGGTTTTGGATCGCTAGTTTCGGATTTATGAGAGGACATAGCAAATTGTTCATCATAAAAGGATGCTTGAATAAGAGTATTCCATTTTGCATTATCATGGAACGTTGGCGCCGAATTGAAAATAAAGAATTAGCTTATGCGATGATGGATAGAACAATTGAAATATGAATCAGAGTGCTAAGTTAGGCTTATTTATTTTGTCTTTTTTCCATGACCGCAGACGTTAAAGAACAATCGTGAGAATGGTACCTGCAACCTAGAGCAGAGGAGGATATACATGTTTACAAAACTGAAACTATGGATCTCGCTGATCGTTGCTTTGCTATTTCAAAAGAGGGTACCTACTGCCCAACAAGTAGAGAATGAATTGCCGTACAAATTGAATCTCCAGTACTTTGCTAGCGAGGACGGAGACGACAACGAGGACGGCGATGATGATGACGATCAGGATGATCAAGACGGTGACGACGAGGATGATGATGAGGACCAGGACGAGGAACAAACACTTGAGCAGATGATCAAAGATGATCCAAAGCTGAAAAAACAGTTCAATCAGTTGTTTAAGAACAAGTTCGACAAGCGTCTGAAGGGTGTCGATCTGAAGAAAGCGAAGGAACTTCTCGCCAAAGAGCAGAAGGACCAGGACGACAAGAAAGACGAAGGAACCGACGAGGACGATGCTAAAACCGCTAAGCTGCAGCTTAAACTGGACCGGAAAGCGAAACGGCTATCTGTTAAGGAATACGCCGCTGATAATGGTCAGAATCCGAAACTCGTTGCTCGGCTCATTGATCTCGACAAACTCGAACTGAATCAAGACGGTGAAGTGGATCCGGACGATCTCGAAGATGCATTTGACGCGCTGGAAGACGAGTTCCCGGATCTTTTTGCTGCAGGCGATGAAGACGAGGAAGACGATGACGATGCCGAAGATGAGAAGTCAAAGCACAAGAAAAAGAGCTCATCGTACAAACCTGGTTCCCGTCAAAAAGGAAACAAGAAGCTGAAACACGATCCATACGAATCCGGTAAGGCACGTGCACTTGCTCGTCACAAGAAAGAATGAAGGTGATCACAGTTGGCTGATCCTAAATTCACATTGCCGTCTGGCGTGACGAACGCAAAGAGTCCGAAGTATTCAGTCGGTTCTAGCGTCACGCTGACAGCAAACCATATGCCCGGCATGACTGGCAAGACAGTAAAGGTTCTTGCAGCTGTGACCGGGACATTTTATATCGTCAGTTTGGATGGCGAAGCACACAAATGGATGTCTGAAGGTGAAATGAAGAAAGCTGACGGCAAAACACTTACCGGAGCAGCTGCAGGTAAAGCACGTGCAGAGGCAAGACACGGAAAAATGAAGATGTGAGGAGGAATAATTCATGAACTTACAACCACGATTTGACACGATTTATGGTCAAAAAGAATTTATGCGTAACACGCAGGGCATGGAAGTTAAGACAGGCGGCGCAACACTGTCGGCTGCGGATTTTACCGCAGGAGATTATGTAAAGGCGGGTACAGCAGTCTTTAAGGATGTCGATGGTCTCTATCATAAGGTAGTCGCTGAAACACCTGCTACAATGACTGGCGCAGGTCTGACTATGCATGACGTTAAAATCTATGCAGGTCAGAACCCAATCGTTGGTATTCTAGCGGCTGGTCACCCACTGGAATCCAAATGCACAGGCGTGACTGCGAACTTCAAGACTGCATCCGCTGGCCGCATTGTATTCGATATCTAATTTTAAATTATTAGGAGGAATGAGAAATGCCATTACATCTTGATGAATTTCAACAACCGGAATTCGAAGGCTATGTTGAAAACGTACCACCGGCAAGAGTTTACCTATTGAGACGCTTCTTGCCGCAAAAACCGACGAGCGACATTGATTTCACTTACAACATCATCACAGGAAAGTACGCACAGGCCGCGTCAATCACTGGATTCAGTGCATCGGCGCCACTCCGCGATACGAAGGAACTGCAGAAAGCTTATGCTTCTGTTGCGAAGATCCAGCATATGTTCCGTCTGGACGAACGGCAGATTTTGAAGTTCAACGCGCCACGAAGCGATGAAGAAAAACGCCAGGCTGTTGATTACGTTTACGAAAACACTGACGGTCTTATCGCTGGCGTGGACGATGTGGAAGAATTTCTGCGCGCTCAAGCGCTTTATCATGGCATTCTACAATATGACGACACAGTAAACGACGTTCATATTCATGTTGATTTTGGTGTGCCGGCAGAAAATAAATTGACCGCAACAACACCTTGGAGCGCTGTTTCCACAGCAACACCGCTCGATGATATCACTGCAGCAGTCAACCAGTTTAAAACACAGAACCAGCGCAAAAAACCCGTAGTAATGCACCTGACTAGCGTAACTGAAGCGCTGATGCTCAAGAATGATCAAATCAAGTATCAGGTCTATGGCAACCCGACAGACAAACGACTGCTGACAAAACAAGACCTTGCCAATGTGTTCTCATCACTTGGCTTGCCACCTTATGAAATCAATGACGATGTTCTGAACCTCTACGGAACAGGCGATGAAGCACTGCTCGAAGATAACAAATTCGTACTTCTTGGCGAAAACTTGGGCAACACAATGATCGGACCGACGGCAGAAAAGAACTTCCAATCTGGAAAGTTTGTGAAGCCGAAGATTGAGGACGATCCACCACAGGAATCCGTTCGTGTCGGTGAAACAGCGTTTCCGGCGCTGCAGAAACCACAGTCTATCGTCACTATGGGCGTTTGATTCTGAATAAAAATTGAGGAGTGATTCGATTGCCACTTTATTTTGCTAAAGGTTACCTTGTCGATCATGGCAAGATTGTTAAACCAGATGAAACTATTTTTCTTGAAAAAGTACAGGCGGACAAGCTTGAGGATAAGGTTAAAGCGGCTGTGGTCGCTGATCTTTCCAAGCTTAAGCTCGCTGACCTGCAGGTAATTGCCAAGGCTGGTAGCATTGCTTACTCGGGATTGAGTAAAGACCAGCTAGTTGCAAAGCTGACTGGAACTGAAGCGCCAGCTGAAGAAGAACAAACACCTGAAAAGCCGGCAGACACTGAAGAACCAAAAGCCTGACGAAAGCAGGTGATTACATGGATTTTAATTCCGTGGACCAGTATTTAAACAGGATGCACTTTGCTGAGCTGTATAAGGCACTCGAACAGGACGGCAAAGAATCAATCATCTTTGAAGCTACTGAACTACTGAAAGATAAGTTCAGAGAATCGCTTCTAACCGATCGAATTGTCGCTCTGCAGGTCAATTACATGCTCGAAGGTGAGACGAGGAATATGAGAAACTGCGCCGGCATGGGATCACTGGACTGTCTGCCAAAGATGTTTCGGTCAGCTTTGGTGAACAGAACGGCACAGCAACCGCGTATTCGCCAATATGCCCTGATGTGCAGTCTCTGATTGGTAAGAACCGCGCAAGCGTAGGTGAGCTGATATGAAGCCACCTATGCCAAAGCTAGCTGATGGAGTATTGACGCTAAAACAGCCGCAGGTGGATGAGAACGGCGAGCCAATGACTGATGATTACGGTAATCCATTAACAGTGGATCTGCCTATCAAACAGGCTCGCATTCGGAAGTCTACGAAGTTCATCCAAGCACGAGACGGTCAGCAGCATAAATGTGTTCTTGAGATTGATTTTCCAACCGACGTCGCTATTAGCGAGGGCGACGGTACCGAATACCATCCAACAGGTGCCGCATTGCAGAAGGGGAAGATCATTGCGGTGAGTGAGACTTTGAATCTCGCGGGGAACCGCGTTTATTTTCGGACGGCTTATGTCGAGTGACGATTTTAATATCAAGTGGGATGGACTTGATAAACTCATTAAGACATTTGACGCGATGGAAGAATCGCTCAAAAGAAACCTTATCAGCGAGTATGCAAAATATGGGCTGCTTGTTGAAGAAGGGGCAAAGGCACTCGCTCCTCACGATACTGGTGATCTTGAAGCCAGTATCACTGCGGAAAAGGTGTCGTTCCATGGAAATTCTGTAGAAACGGCCGTTGGTTCAAAATCCAAATACGCTCTACGACGACACGAAGAACCCTATCGGAAAGGACATTTTCCTAAACACGACAATGGTTCTAAGTTCCCTGATTTTTATGCTGATGGTCGTGGGCAGATCACACGGAGCAAGCCTAACTGGCGCGGGCAAGTACCGGGGCGCAAGTATCTACAGAACGCGATCAACGCCACGGATAAGGACTATCACGAGACAAATGAACGTGTTTTAAAGAAGACTCTGGGAGGTGGAACGCTTTGATCCAGAGTTTTTTAATGCAACAAAGTAAGTTGATTTTGCCTGTACTCACTTGGTCAATTGACAATTACACAGCCGCGGATAATACCGGAACCGTGTATTCAGAAAGCAGTGGATCGCCGGATCTTTATGATCTGAACTTTCACCGGCCGGAGTACATGGTGTTCATACGGTCGTCAGATTGGGCACTCGCGGAGCATGCAGCACGGCAAATGTTTGAGCATTTTCATAAGATGCACGATCAGCCGATTACAATCAGCAAGACGATTAAGGGACAAACAATCACAAAAAACTATTATCTTTATCTATTACAATCCCTAAGCGAACCACTGCGGGTCGGCGTTGATGATGCCGGCCTGATGCAGTGGTCTGTTAATTTTAGGGCAACTTTAAGGGAGGTTTCATAAATGGCAGACACAGAAAGCATTCCGTTTGGCCCTGCAACAGTCACAGTCGGAGAGGGCGTAGATGCCATCACTTTTGATGGTCAAAGCTACATGCAAGCAGAAGGCGGTCAACTGCAACTGACACCGCAGTGGTCAGATATCACGACTATTTGTCGAAACCTAATCCTATGTAAAAATATGGATTGGGGATAAACAAATGCTTAGCGGAAGAGAAGTAATAGAGCTGCATCACCGATTAGAATCTTGTGAAGGCACAAGAGTTACCAAAAAGATCGATGCCATTAGAATGTCATATGAAGTCTTTCGCAAGAATTATCAGAGAATCAACGTTCTGCTAGAACGCTACAGATCAGATACCGATTTTGCGTTACAACTCATAGAAGATACTGTTTCAAAAAATGATTTCTTCACAAGGATTACAACAGATCTCCATAACTTTCTTGCTTCAGTAAAAACGTTGGTTGATCATACAAGAGTAATTATCAGAGAAGAGTATTCTGAAACCGATTTTGGAAATGAATGTGAAGAACGGAAGAACCAAACATTTATTGGTAACAATTTAGTTTCTTTTGTGCAGAATCTTAGGAACTTTGCTCTTCATAAAAAGTTGCCTATAACCGGTGCGAGAATGACTTTTTCAGCAGATGAATCTCCATCACAAGACATAAATTTACCAATTAATGAATTGATTGATTGGGATGGTTGGAACACACCTTCACAAACCTTTATAGAACAATCAGGCAATGCAATTATTTTGAAGGATATATTGGATGAATATGTAAGAATTAGTCATGATTTTTATCACTGGTTTTTCCAAAGACAATTGCAGTTTCATAACGAGGCTCTCGAAGAGTTGGACGAAATCAATTCAGCCCTTGAAAGTAACAGGCAAGACTACCTGAGAAGAATTAATTGAATATCAATAAGAGCCTTTGATTGGCTGTTTTTCTTTTGGACTCCTCGGAGTCCTTTTCTTTTTATTATTTAATATCATGGAGGTAAATTTCATGTCCACAACTATTCAATTGAAAATTAAAGATGACCAGGGAAATACCAAGGTCGAAAATCACGAAATCGAAGAAATTAGGCTTGATCAATATATCGGAATGATGAGAGTAGTCAACGATATCTTAAAGGAATTAAAGGGCAACGAAGGACTGCTTGATTTGCTGAACTATGTCGGCGCCGGTGATGATGAAGCTCCAACTAAAGAATTGGATCAAGCCTTTGTTGTTAATATCATCAATTCTTTTGATGCGCTTGCTGTGCGCATGCCCGAAAAAGCGATCAATCTGCTTAGCGTAGTCAGTGGAATCAAGTCAGAAGCACTCAATAAGCAGACCATGAGCACAATTATGGACGTGTACGACGCGGTGATTAGCGAAAACGACATCGAGAAGCTGATGAATCGAGCAAAAAAGTCCTTGGCGCTGACCAAAAGCAAGATCAAACTGAAAGCCTTCGTAAGCAAGCTGGCTCCAGCGCCGAAGGAAACCGTGTCAGAAACGACACAAGCCTAAAAGAAGCGATTATTTACAGATTGGCTCCATTACTTGGTGGACGATCAGAAGTCCTGATCACTCCGATGGTGGAGCTTTTTATGTACCTTGAACTGGAAATGACGAAAGACAAAGCAAGCGCCCGTGAGCACGAATACGAGCGTTATTTTGCGTTCATTTCTCAATGTATGGCTTCGCCTTATGCGGATCCGGACAAGCGAGAAGAATTCCGGCAATCGTTAATGCCGCGTGATGCTGACAATCATCCAAAGATCGAACAGAAATGGAACTTTGAACTGCTCAAAAAGCTGAAATCCAAACAGAAAGGAGGGGGAAAACCACATGGCAACAGTTGAAGAACTTCGTGCTGATTTTACAGCCACATTCGGAAGCATGACAGCCGGTATTCGGACAATCCGGCAGGCTTTGCAAGGCATTGGGCAATCCAGTGAAGAAGCGTCTCAGAAGTCTAATCGTGCCTTTAAAACCTTGGGGAGTACATTGGATAATCTTCAAACTGAGTTGAAAAAAACTGGCAAGCAGAATGAGTTTAAAGATCTGAATACTTCCATCGAAAAGGCTCAGAAGGAACTCAAAGAGACTGGACAAGTCAGCGAGCAATCGATGAAGCAGTTGCAGACAGCTGTTCAGCAATCCAAAACAAAGCTAGGAACTTTAGGGGATGATGGCAAGAAGAATATGCAGCAGTTCGCGCCGATCTTGGAGAAGGTTGATAAACAGCTTCAACAGTTGGGCGTAAAAAACGGTCTCGATCAATTGACGGAAGATCAAAAGAAAGCTGAACTGCAAACGAAAAAGTTGTCCGAAGTCGTCGATGATCAAACCAAAAAGTTGTCCGAAGTCGTCGATGATCAAACCAAAAAGTTGGAAGACGAGAACAACCGATATAAAGACCTGTCCGCGGGTATCCTGGGGGCGGGTAGCAAGTCTCAACAGTTACGCGAGAAGTCTGAACATCTTACAAATGTGATGAAGATTCAGGCTGAAACGGTCGATGTCTTGAAGCGGAAATATAACGATTCTGTATCCGCTGTTGGGAAAAATGCTGACGAGACAAAGCGACTAGAAAGCGCATTGAATCATGCTTCTGATAGCATGAAAAACACGGAGAATGATTTAAAACAGACTAACGCAACAATCTCTGCTCAGTCCACTCTTTGGGGCCGTATGAATACACGATTAGGCGATGCAAAACAAAGATTTCAAAGCCTTGAAGACTCCGGCAGCACAGTGGCAAGGACATTCGGAATTGCAACTGCAGTCATTGGCGGAGGACTTGGGCTGACCGTTAAAAAGGCAGCTGATTTTGAACAAGCGATGTCCAATGCTAAATCTGTTATGGATCCGGCTGATGTGAAAAAATATAGTAGTGCTCTTGAACAATTGGCAATTACAGCCGGAAGCAAAACGGTATATAGTGCCACAGAAGCAGCGGAAGCTATCGGCGAACTTCAGAAAGCTGGCGTTTCTACTTCCCAAATTATGCATGGCGCACTATATGGCTCCTTAAACCTTGCCACTGCTGGTGAACTTGACCTGAAAGACGCTGCAGAAATTGCATCAACCGCACTGAATGCATTCAAAAAAGACAATTTAAGTGTTGCAAAAGCGGCGGATATTTTATCTGGTGCGGCTAACGCCAGTGCAACAGACGTTGGAGAATTAAAGTTCTCTCTTTCAATGGTATCTGGTGTCGCTTCGTTAGCTGGAATGTCCTTTAAAGATACCGCAACGGCACTTGCCGTGTTTGCTCAGCACTCAATGAAGGGCAGCGATGCCGGTACATCATTAAAAACGATGCTCTTAAATATGCATCCTCAAACACAAGCGGCAGCCAATGAGTTCGAACGATTGGGCTTGCTGACATTTGATGCGTCTCAAGCAATGACGCTTTTACGTGCGCATGGAATCAAGCCACTTTCTGATGACCAGGATAGGCTTATGAGTCAAATCACTCAATTATCCGTGAAGATGTCGGGGGCAAAGGAAGGTACAAAAGCGCAGGAGAAAGCATTCAAGGATTTAACAATGCAATCTGGTGCGCTTCATTCTGCTTTTTATGACCAGCATGGTGACCTAAAAAATCTCGATGACATCGCTCAACTTCTTACCACTCACATGAAGGGTATGACTTCAGAGCAGCTGACAAATTCTTTCAAGACAATGTTTGGTGGAGACGCCATTCGCGGTGCTGGATATTTATTTCAAGAGGGCGCTAAAGGTGTCGATAAGATGGCGGCCAGCATGGATAAGATTAAAGCTGCTGATGTCGCAAAGCAAAAGATGGATAACTTCAAGGGAGTATTGGAACAGTTAAGGGGCTCCTTGGAAACGGCTAGCATTACCATTGGAGAGAAAATGTTGCCTGCTTTGCGCGCGTTAACGAGTATTGTTCAAAAAGCGGTTGATTGGTTTAATTCACTTCCTGAGCCAGTTCAGCATTTTATCGCAATCGGTGCCGGATTAACTGCGGCTCTTCTAGGTGTAGTTGCAGCAATGGGATTTGTTGCGATGGGTATTGGTGGAGCAATAAAAGCAATTAAAGCATTTATTGATCTTATGATTAGATTTAGAGTTCAGGCTGCACTTGGGAGTAAATCAGCTAAAACCTTTGGTGCAAGTGCTGCGGTTGCAGGAAAGGAAATGGACACGGCCGGCGGTAAGATGTCCGGTGCAGGTGGAAAGATTAAAGGCTTGCATGGAATTCTTGGACTTGCTGGCGGAGCTTTAATGATGTTTGGTGGTAAGTGGGGCATGATTTCGGGAATAGTTATGAATTTCTTACCTGAAATTATGAATGTTGGTAAGGGCATTCTTTCATTTGCTCGTGTGGCACTTACTGGCGGAGCGGCAGCAGAAGGACTGGCAGGCGGCCTTGGTGGTACAGCGACTATACTCGAAATACTCGGTGGGCCGATCGGTTGGATTATTCTAGGCGTCACCACTTTGGCAACAGCTTTTTATCTTGCTTACAAGAACATCAAGCCATTCCACGATTGGGTTGACAGGACGGCATCATCTCTAAAAGACGGTTTTGTGGGCGCGGTAAACAAAGTCAAAGATTTCTTTCAGCCGATGATCAAAACGACTATTGAGTGGGGTAAAAGCGTTGATAAAGCAACGCAAACTGCTCTCAATGGATAC